CACCACCTGGAACATCCACGTCCCTGAACTCACCTGGCATAAGAGGGGTGTCGTCACCTTTAATGCGGAGACCGCGAGCTTTAAGACCCGCAGGCAAATTAGATAGTGTACCCGCATCAATAAGTTGGCGAAGTATTGACGTTGCTGACTTAGCCAGTCCACCAATGAGATGTATAAGACCTGTGCCGTAGAAACCCAATCCAGGTAGATATTTGTAATGTACGAAATGTAGTCTTTTCTTTTTCTTTTTGTCATCTTCATACCAATTTCTTCTAATCGCTAGTATCTCACGGGAAGACTTGTCAATCGTGATGACATAAGGTCGAGCTATCCCATCAGGGTCATCAAACTCTTCTGGCATGTTCATAGTGACGTGCATCTCTAAAATAGTATGGCGATCATCATCTTCTATGACTGCGCTCTCACCATCAAGCTCATCATATTTCTCCTGAATGTCTGAGAAGTCTGGCTCTGGTTCAGGAAGATCTACCTCTTTGTAAAATCCTGCCACCTGTAGTTCTAGGATTTCGTTAGCTGTTTTCTTCATAATGTGTGTATATCTAGGGCAGGAAGCTAGGTCTGACGCACCGTAGGAGGCAACGAAGTCTTCTGCGGGGACAAACATAGCTACAGGTCTATCCTCTAACGGATCGTAGTAAACCTTTTTGAAAGCAGAACCTGCAAGTGGTAGCTTGAAGAGCATTTGTTCTGTCTCGTCACGATATTCCGTCATCTCTTCAGTCAGAAGATAGTTCATCTCTGTCTGGATTCTGTCAGCCTGATCTGTCTTTTCTGGGGTTAATTTACCCATAATCTTGGTTCTTACTGGCCCAGACGCAGGGAATAACTCACCCATTGCCTGTGCCTGAAACCTCACAACGGCCTCTGTAAGAACTGGATGGAACACTCCAGATGCCCCTTGCCATGGTTGGCTACGTTCTTCTATCTTCATCCCAAGAAGATCTAATCCTTTAACATAGGCTCTTGCCCAGTCTTTTCTAGACTCACGATCAGAATTAAATTCTCCTACAAGTTCAGATGCCATTGATTGTAATACAGCTTCATCGATAAAATCAGCTAGATTTGCATCATGATCTGGACCAACAACACTTTCAGTAAGATCTCCTTCAAAGTCTATAACGACTCCTCCATCATCAGTGTTGATAGCCACTGCATCTGGATTTACTATCTCTACTTCTATATCTGTTGCATCTGCCTCTTCGATGTCTAGATCTGATGGCTCCATCTGTTTTTCGATTGCCATTATGGTCTCCTAAATGTGTGCACAAACTAATGATAGCAGATATTACTATCATACGTCTAGTGGCGAAGCAGATTTTAGGTGGGGGTATCTGCTTCGCCGTGAAGCGCAAAAAGGGAGAATACGCCTCAACTTATACTATAACAAGAAAAAGGGGCCGCAAAGACCCCTTAGTTGGGAGGAGCAAAAAAATGATAAAACCATCTTTATATTTGCAGCGTAACACAAAGATGTGTAATCTGTAAACAAAAAGGAAACACAATGACAGAGTCAAGTAAAGAAGATAATGTTAAACTAAAACGTAACACGTTACTTGCGGAATCCGACTGGAAGCAAGAAAACGATAACTCATTGACAGATGACGAAAGAAATGAGTGGTCTGCATACAGTGATGCTTTACGTAACCTCATGGTGCATAAAAATTGGCCTAGTCTAAAAGATGCTGACTGGCCTGCGGAACCTAAATCTACAGGTCAGCCTAAGAGAGCAAGAAATTCTAAAGGGCAACTTGTCGGGGATAATCCTGACACGCCCGATATAAACGAAGCATGGGAAGGTGGGAAAGCGCCATAATGGAACTTTCGATACCTATGATATGGAATATCATCGTTGCTTTAGTTGTGGTTCCTATGGGGTGGTGGATTAGTCAGATGAGTAGTGAGGTAAAACGACTCAACATCTTGCTAAACATGACTCGTGAGAGTTATATTAAACGAGAAGATCATCAATCAGAACTGTCTAGGGTGGTAGACCATCTGGTTAGATTAGAAGGAAAAATAGACAAACTAGCAGAAAAGGTCTGAAGACGGGAGATATTCGGTTAGGGTGTAATTATCGATCCAATTAGTTGTGTCGCAATGGCAACAGGTGCTTTTAAAGGTCTCAAAGCAGCCATTGGCGCGGGAAAAGATTTACAACAAATGACAGGACAGCTTGCTAACTGGGGCAAGGCTTTCTCTGACTTTACTAATTTAGAAGAGCGAGAGAAGAATCCTCCGTTCTGGAAAAAGACGTTTAAGGGGTCTGACGAAGAGACTGCTATAGAAATATTTGCTCAAAAGAAAAAGATGGAGCAGATGCGGGCAGAGATAAAAGATCACATATCTTGGACATATGGCCCAAGTGCCTGGAAAGAAGTCCTGTCAATAGAGGCACGAATGCGTAAACAACGCAAAGATGAGCTGTATCGTAAGCAAGAACAGGTAGATGCCATGATAAATTTTGCTATTGGTGCTACAATATTCCTAATAGGTGGGGGTATACTGTTTATTTCCTTTTATTTTCTAGGTCAGTGGCAAGGTAGGTGGTAAATGTGGGTATTGTTATGGGTTCAGTTAACAACAAGCGCGGCTAGTGGTAATGAATTTGAGCATTATCATATTGGCAGCTACACCAAACAAGAAGTCTGCGAGATAGCCAAAGATGAAGCTAAAGTTCTTGTCACAAACGAAAAATCAAAGGTTGTGTGCATTAAAATAGAGCTGTGACAGCGGTTGAAACGAAACATCACCGTTGGGTAGTGTATGATGACACAGGCAGAGTTGTTATCCTGTGTAGAGATAAAGGTATAGCGGAACGATACGCTAGTAATATTCTCTCTTATGGTAATAAGGAGCCTCGTCCTCCCACTCGTCAGTCGGAAGACGAATAAATCCACCCTGACGAAAGCGCAATAACGCCATAACCGTACTGTCAACAAGGTCATCGTTAGACATAAACGGAAACCCCGCTATCTCTTCGACCAGTTCATCAGCCCAACGGGTGGATGGAACCCATGCCATACCCGATGCAATGATATCTGCTACAGAATTAAGCCTTGCAAGCTTGTCACCCGTGCCACGGTGGGGTGTATACTCCTGCACAGGCAGTCCCATTCGCCTCATTTCTTGGTAAATAGCCGTCCCTGCGGACTTTTTCTCCACAATAAACGCATCTGGCTCCCATTTTGTGTACTCATCCATAGAAAGTTGCTTCAATTCGGGAAATTCTAGCCGTTTTTTGATAGAATCTAGCAAAATCAGGTGGTGTGCGTTCTCATCCTCGTTAAAAAACACTCCCCACGTGGTTAATGCGGTGTAATCGGCGCGATTATGCTTCTCTGCGGCTGCATCAAGCGACATAATCACATATTCTACGTGCGGAGGTTGGTCATGAGGCCATCTACCCCACCATTCCCGCTTAACTATAGACGCTTCCTCGGCTGTAGGCTTCTGTTGGTACTGCGAGTTCCACTGAAACGCAGGCATAGAGGCTTTTGTACGCTCCAAAGCCGTCAAATCAAAGAACTCAGGCCACAATGGCTTCATAATCGGCTTGCCATCAGCGTCGTCAGCGTCCAACAGAGCAGGAAACTCCACAATCTCGTACTGATCTGCCAGTTCGTTCTTCACCATGTCTTTAGTTACACGACCCGTGAGGTCATCCATGTGCCAACGTGTCTGTACAATAGCTACTCGACCACCTGGCATAAGACGGGTACGTGCACCAAAGGTAAACCATTCATATGCTTTCTCAAACACAGAGAAGTTTCCATTAATAACGTCTTGTTCAGAATGTGGGTCGTCGACGAGCAAGAGGTCAGCACCCCTACCTGCAAGAGCAGAACCAATACCACACGCAAAATACTCACCTCCAAAATTTGTGTTCCATCTACCTGCCGACTTGCTATCTACCGCAAGCGAGACATCAGGAAATATTTCTGTGTACTCTGTAGAGGCGATCAGGTTACGAACCTTCCGCCCAAAGTCTACCGCGAGGTCTGTGGTGTGTGACACCATCATGACCTTCTTTCCTGGATTTCGTCCAAGAAACCAAGCGGGATAAAATATACTTACAAGCTGTGACTTACCATGACGGGGTGGTATGTTCACACAGACACGGTCTTTGCTCCCATCCTCCAAGGACATGAGCTTGTCCGCCAGTATCCGATGATGCTTACCAACTTTATAGTCAGGCTGCATCCTCTTACAGAACTCTATCAAGTCATCATAAGCTGCTTTATTGTTGTTACGTATAGACAGCTCATCGACGATCTTATCGATCTCTGCCAACTCATCGGAGTTAAACGAGTCTAGGTTATCTAGCATATGCTGAATGTCAGCATCTGAGAAATCCATGTCTTTAGCTAGGACAGCTAAGTCACTCATCGTCTATCCCTAGCTCCTTATCTACATCTATGGGTGTGCCATCTATTATGATAGCCTCTTCCACTGGCTCTGGGTTTACAAGTCTCGCAAGCTTCTCACGTAGCTTATCTTTCAAGTCATCAGTTGTCTGATGTGTTATTGTTACTTCTGACTTCTCCGCAAACAAACCCACATCACTAACCTTACCTAACAGCTCCAAGGCTCGGATGCGTACTCGTGGATCTGGGTTCTCTGTTTCTTCTATCAGCTTGTTTGTAACCAGATGCCGTACTTGCGTTGCGCTTTTAACCACAGAATGCCCAAAGTCTTTTAGTATCCTATCTGTCATGACCAGTGTAGCAGGAGTCAGGTTCGCCACCCGATTCGGCGTTGCTGCCTTAGAAGTCTTATCAGGGTTGTCTGCGTATGCCACTGCCAGTGCTGCGGCTACATCTTTATCCTGACCGCTAGGCTTTATCTCTAACCCGTTCTCATGCAGATGCTTTGCAGTCTCGGATGCTGCACTTGCTTTGACTGCAAGATCCTTTAACTTTGTTTCGGGTCGCATAGCGACGCCCTTCTCTGGTTCAATATGTATTGCCATTCTACCCACCTTGTTTGGCCCATTATAAAAAATTTTTTCAATATATCAATCTGGGACTCATATTATATTTTTTGAATATGTAGGGG